GGATCCGCACCATAAAGCCATCCGACCCTCTCCTTGCCGTCAGCATCCTTGTATGGGCCAATGGCATCCCTTCCCACCAGATAGGTGAGTTCACCTTCTTCGAGTGCGCCGTTGCCGAGAATGAAGGCGGCGATAGTGCCGGTATCGCCACCGCCGGCTTTCTCGTCTGCGTCCAGCCGGTCAAGCATCCCGACCATGGCTGCGACTCCGGCTACGGTCCAGTTTTCCCTGAGCCTCTCGACATGATCGTAGAGTTCTCCTCCACCAGCCTCTTTCTCCGCGTAGTAGCGATCCCGCATCTCTTTCCCATAAACGTGGTTTGTGCCTTCTTCCAACTCGACTACCATCTTCAGGAAATCGTCTGTTAACCAAATCTCCCTTTGCTCGTCACTCAAACCATCAAGATTCGTATCGGATATGGGACTGTTGATTTGGAACGTTGGGGCTATTAGGGCATCGCCGTGTCGATTTAAACCGTTGTTCCATTTTCCGGTTCTTACCAGTTCTCTAAGAACTTTCTCAAGAGCCACGAATGACGCATGAGGATCAGCATCCAAGTCTTTGGGGAGTTCAAAGTCTTTCCCCAGTTTCCACGTTTTGGCAGACTCTCCAACCCTGTCGTCCGTTCGCTGCAAATGCCGTTTCATTTGGTTTTTGGTTCTGATGCCGTACCGAACCAAAGACCTTGCTCCAGCATTTTCTTGCACGGCGATAGACGACTGAGCAAATTTAAGGGCCTCTTCGCTACTCCAGCCGATGCCGATACGATCAGCCACATCATCGGGAACGCCGTGATAAGGGTTAGCACCCCAACCGATGTTCATTTGGCGCATCAGGTAATCGATGCCTCCCCGCACGCGCCCAAGGGACGGGTAACAGGTGGAGCCGCTGATGTCAGTGAACTGGTTTGCATTGGGGGTACCCGGGGGGCAGCGGAACTTGCCTTGATCGTCAACAAGCAACCCCAACTTTCGGGCAGCGCGACCCATCAGGGATCGGCCCGCACCACCGATCTTGTCGCCAAGGGACTTGACGTTGAGGTCCTGAAAATTCTCCAGGTCTGCCCCCCCGGTGCGAGGATCAATGTCGTATTCCCTAATGCGAATCTTTGGTTCAGCAGCAAAGCGACGGATCTCTTCGAGCGGATCCACGGGAGCAGGAGGATCAACCCATCCAAAGTTGGGTTTCTCGCTTTCATCCAACATGTCCTTAGCGGTCACATGCAACTTGAGAATCTGACCGGGTTGCCGAACACCCTTGGGGTCAAAGCGAACCTCGGGCGGCTTTGTGTAGCCACCAGGAACACGCTTCTCCGACTCCCTCTCTTCGTCAGGATTCAATACCTTGACGGCATAGTCGGGATCCAAAACACGCGACTTGGACAACAGGTGCTGTTGCGCCCGAAAATCTAAGGCGGCAGTATTGAAGTCACGCCGACCTCGGGTCAGTCGTTGAGATACAATTACACGCCGCAAATGGGCAAAGTCCGCCATCTGGGCCTACCTTTTAATCCCTAATTGGAATCTTCGGCGTCCTCGTTCATCAACTGGAACTCAATCAGTGACGACAAGAAGTCGTCGTCGTCAACGTCAAGGTGAACAGCCTTTTCGCCACCAGCAACCCAGTTGGCTGGGATGAGTTTGGTAAGGCCAAGGGTTTTTGCGCGTTTCATGATGTGACGCTTGGCTGCAGCCTTGTCCTTGGCCCTGCCGAATGCCTGGATGGCGTTCTTGAGGTCGCCTTCAGATTCAATCGGATACGAACCATCGGGAAGCGCCTGGCCGCTGCCGGCCATCTCATCCCGTCGCTCCTCGGTGAAAGCACGCTTGAGTGCGATCTCCGCAGCCTCAGCCTCGATGTCGTCAGCCTCGTCGGCTTCGTAGATGTCGTGACCGAGAATCTCTCCATCGAGAGAAACGAACACGTCGTAGGACTTCCCGTCAACGCCGTCTACCTCAACGGCGAAACAGTCAAATCCCTCGAACACGTCGGGCTCCACTGAAGCGATTTCGCCAGGGATTGACTTGGTCGCAATATCGGCAGCATCGTTATACCCGATGTACTCGACAGTATGACCTTCTGCTGTTTTGTGTTCTAGAACGGAATCGTCCAGACGATGGTAGCCAAGAATTTCAGCGTTGCTGCCGTCGACAAAGACCTCGATGGCCCTGTCGTCCTTGGTCGCCAAGTCGAGAACAAACATGTCGGCATCCTGCGAATACCCGGAGTCGATGATCTCGCTGTCGAATTCCTTTTCGACCATGCCTTCGATTTCGAGAAGTCCCGGCATGCCCTTTTCGGCCATACACCCACCGGGACAGTCGTCACAAACTGGAGAACCACCGGGGTAAGCCTTGCGCTCGATGGCGCAGATGTAAGCCTTGTTTCCCAACTCGTCAGACTTGACTCCCATGCTTTCGAGTCGACGCCGACGATAGGAGGCGTAGGTCTTCTCGTCCTCTTCGCTCCAATTGGGGCCGTACTTTTTGGAGTCGCCGATCGGGTTGCCGTCTTCGTCGAAAACCTCTTCGGTGTCTTCTTCGATGTCGAGTTTCTCGTCTTCGACTGCGCCCTTCTGCTCTTCTTCTTCTTCAAGCGGAGGGCGTGGCGGGACTCGCCGCGGCGGCGGCATTTCCTCTTCTGGGGCGGGAGGAGCCTCCGCGGGGGCTTCCTCTAGACGCGGAGCGGGAGGTGGGGGAGATGCGGCGGGCGGAGGGGCCTCTTCGGGAGGTCCGGGGGGAGGTCCGGCTTCCGGAGGAGCACCTCCCTCTTCCTCCATGGGCACCTCTGGCGCTGCGGGCTTTTCGGGCTTCCGTGTCCTGTGGGCCTTTTCTGGCATATCAGTTTCCTCGCCGGCATCGTCATCTAGTGGTACCATCTTGACAGCAGTAGCCATCGCCCCACATTTGCCACAAATCTTGGTATCAGACTTGTAGCCACAGTCAGAAGCGCCATATTCTTTTGCGCACTTTAGGAGATCACCTTTGTCGTCCACCTGGACAACAACCTTTTCTTCGTACTCCATATTTTCGGACTCCTTATAGCGCATAGTTCCCTGGATGCAGCCTTTGGGGCTGGCGCATTCGTTACACGGCATCTTAGCCTCTATGCCGGCCAGGATGCAGTAGTAGTTAGATTGTGCCTTTCTAGGTTCTCTCTGAGTATTGTATCCCACTGGCGGGCTGATCTTTGGCTGCCTACTCATTAGAGAAGGTCCATTCCGCGCTCAACAAGTTTTTGGAGAAACTTCTCTACCGCTGCGATGCGTAGCGGCATCATTGATTCCACTTCAGGGTGAGTCCGTCCTCCCACTTCATCGATAGCCTCCAGATAATCGATCAGTGCTTGTTTTCTATCGATTTCACTGACCGTAGACTTCCTGGTCCATCGTCCTAGCACGTCAAACAGCGCATCAGTGATATCTGGTATGGCGTCATTGTCGATTTGTAGTTCCCCATCGGAGGTCTGGAATGGATTGTCCGGCCCGTATCTAATGGAGGACGAATTGAAATATTCGAAACTCCTTTTCAATTTCTCGAGAGCCTTGCGTTTAACGGGGTCACGTTCTTTCTTGATTTCCACACCGAGGGAGTCATAAATGATTTTGAAGAATGGGGAAGATTGTTTGATTAGTGAACGATCTTTTGGGTTACGAGCCGCACGCTGTTTGGACATATCGCGGTGAGACGCAAACCCGCTATCGCGTCGAGACATGAACGCGTCAGCACGTCGAGCCCCAGGTTCTGGTTTGAAGGCGGCTGGCGTGTCGCGTCCCGGGACTTCTTCAAAGAGGTTGCGGGGGGCAGTTGACTCCTCAATGGAAGAAATCAGTTCATCTAGTCGTTCATCCGCTTCCTTTTCGGCTGTCCGCCTGCCCGCTCTTCGTTCCTCCGGGGTTTCCATGGCCCGTGCATGAAGTTCCTCGTCGGGACGACGCACCAGCGGACCTTCAAAGACTTCCAGTAGGTCCTCTTTGCTGATCTCGTCGCCTTCCGCAAAGAGCGGTGTCGGCGATTCAGATCGCGGCCGTCCCTCAATATCGTCCAGATAATGACGATCCGAGACGGCCCCCATTAAACCAACTCCAAAGCGTTGTCCAAGCCGGGCTTCGTCACGCTCCTCTTCAGCCAGCCTTAATCTGCGCATGGCCAATACGACGAGTTCCTCTTTCCCCATTGGTTCGGGTGCGAGTGCCGCGCGTGCCCTCAGGGACCGATCAAATTGTGAGCGTTGTTCCTTGGGAATATTCAAGTCGAAGTCGCGAGCCTCACGCCGTGCCAACTCTCGGAAGGCCAGCATTTGCCATGCTGTGGTCTTCCAATCCTGAAGAGCGGCGGTTTGAGGGGATGGGTAATCGAGAATTTGTTGGAGATGGTTCTCTTTAAGGTAACGACCTCTGCCAAACAAGGCTATTGTTGCTTCGGGACTCCCACGTTCCATGCCGGGTGGAGGGCCGATTCCCCTATACAGGTTTTCGCCGAACTCTTTGACTTGTGTCTTGAAGTCAGGTACGTCCTCACCATCCTCCGAAAGGCCAGGGACCCCATCCAACGCCCCTTCTTCTGCCAGTCGTGAGAGCGCACGAAACACGATTACTGCGTCATTGAACTCCTGTGGGAGTAGCGAATAACGGCGAAATCTTCTTCGGAGGTCTCGGGATGTGAAGCCGATTCCGAACTCCCCGGAGAGTGTGTCGCGCAGGGAGATCATTCTTTGGCGATCAGAGCCTTCAAAGTCTGCACGCAATTTTTCAACTTCGTCTCTGACTTCGAGTTCCTGTCTAATACTTCGTCCCGGTGGGCTGTGTTCTCGGCTGCCTGCGCTGGGCTGCTCTAGCCAGAAGGCTCCAATTTTGTTCAGTTCATCGATACTCATGTCGCTCAATTCATGAGGTCTTGTTCGATGCAGTGATTCGATTTCTCCTCCGACTCCCAGTTGGTCTTCGACGGAGATCACGTCTTGTTCGGGTTCTTCAACCATGGCGCGGTAATGTGCTCGGGCGTCCTGAACTTCCTCATCCAGGGTGTCCAAATCAACAGGGTAAAAGTCGGCCGACGAGGCGCCTGGCTCTCCCGTTGGGCCTTGGGTGTATTCGGCGTCGAATATTTCCTGCGCCGATCTCGTGTCTTCCGGTCCCCTCTCAATGCGATCACGGTTTCTTGTCTCGTCAAGATCACCACCGGACGGGATGCCTCTCGCTTCGAAGGCCGCTTCCACGTCGGATCTTGTCAATAGGGGGATGCCATCACCGTCGACATCGTCTGAGGCGTAAGTCCAGATCACGGGGTCATCGGGTTCCAGGCCGTCGCCCCACAGCGGGGTCCGTGCGCCGCTTGGACCGCCCCCCCGATTCTCCATCCATTGATCAATGGCATCAGACAATGTTCCAACGAAGTCTTCAGAGCCGGCGTAATTGGCACCACCCATCAGGTCATAACTGCCCTGCCTGCTCATGGGGGGCCATACCTGACCGGTGCCGGTCAGGGGCGCGTTGGCATAGTGGCCCGGATTCAAACGTCGAGCGCGACTGTCGATGTCATTCCATTCGCCCTCTTGCCGTAGGGCTCGAACATCCATCTCCTCTTGGGCGTTGTCGACGATCTCTTGCGCTTCCTCCAGACTGATCCCTTCGTCCCTGGCGACATCTTCGGCTGGCGTGCGTCGAGAAGGGAGACCCCCCGACACGTCCGGAGTCCGGTCTACGTCTATTTCCCCCCGATCTCGGGCAATGACCATCGCGATGGTTTCGAACTGTGGTGCCTCCCAGGTTTCCCCGGTGTTTTTATTCCGTGCTACCCAATTGCCGTCATACCCCAGGGCCAACGCCTCGGGGTCGATGGGGGCGGGGGCATCTATTTCGTAGTCGTCGCCTGCCAGCCGGGCCACATCCTCTGGCGTTGGGTTGTTAATCTTCCAGGACTCGTTGCTGGCGGCCAGGTTGGCGGCCGCGGCGGCAAGAGTCTCCCTGCTGGCGGCACGAAGAGCCTCGCGTTCGTCCGGATCCATGTTTTCCCATCTGGTTCGGGCCTCCCTGGCCCGCTTGAAATAATCCATTTCCACCTCCCGCCTGGCCCACTCCATATCCTCACGGGAGAAGTCTTCAAATTGTCCCTCATCGCGTCGAGAAGAGAAGCCCCACGGTGTTCGAACCGGGTTCATCTGTCCCATTGCGTCGTCCATTTCCTCCCTCCGTTTGAGTTGTTCTTCTTTTGGTAGAGCCCGCCAGGCGGCAACACGCTCCTCATGTTTCTGACGGTCCTTTTCTTTTTGCTGCCGGCGCTTTTCCTCTCGCTTGGACTTCTTCTTCTTCGCCTTTGACGTTTCCCGCGCGATACGCCTGCCCTCCTTGGCGACTCGGCGGGCTTCCCGTTCCTTCTGTCTGTTCTCCCACTCCACGCCATCCATGTTGCGTCGGGAGCGTCGGGACCGGAAAGCACCTGCAAGGTCTTCAATCTCGTCTCCGTCTTCCGGTGGCTCTTTGGGTTCGGGAGCATCCCCACTCTCCCCACTCAGGGCGCGTTCTCTCCGTTTACGATCGCGATCACTCCGAACAGCGTTGGCCGCCTCCCGTGAAACTCCCGTGCTTCTTGATTCTTGCTCGAATCTCCTCGGGGGGAATCTGTCATCTTCTCTTGATATCCGGGCGGTTCCCTGTGGATCGTCTGGAGCGTCATCTCCTTCGGGTGCTGCTTCCGTGCCGACCCATCTGCGGGCAGTGTCATCTACGTCCTCAACGAAGGGATCACCGCGCTGGATGAACTTGTCGTCCTCGTACTCCTCGCGTACCGTTAGAATATGCTCTCGTAACCGATTGGCGAAAGTGATACTTCGATCCTCGTCGGGGGTCAATGTGCGGCCAGTCTGATCTTCTAGATAGTCATCAATTTGTATTCCCATTCGTTCAATCATGTCAAACGTAAGATCTTCATCCGCGTCAAGAGTGTCTTGCAGGGAGTCCCAAAATTCAACATGGGATTCGTCTGCCCTGTCATCCATAGATGCGGTCGCGAGTGCATTGCGCTTGGTGCCGATGTTCACATCGAGGGAGTCCATTATTCTGAGACGACGATCCATGGCCGCCTGTTCGTCTGGGGACCGGATCGGTTTGCCAACATCGTCTCCGATGTCTCGTCCGCCTTCGGGATCCAATAGCCGTCGCCGTCGGCCACCGGGACCCGGATCGAGATTATCGAGTCCCGGCTGGTAGCCCTGAGGTTCCCCAGAAATGGGCGAATCTGCCTGAGTTCGCGCTTGGCGGCGCTGCATCGTAGGAACAGGTTTAGCGGCATCGGCTATCCGTTGTCGTCGCTCCCTGCGTCGTCGCGCTATAGCCAGACCTGGATTTGCTCGCTCCTCCTGAGTCTCGATCTGTTCAGATATCTCGCCAAGAATGTGGTCGTAGTCAACGCTCCTGAGACGTTCCTCGGGAGGCGGCCAGTCGAAGAGTTGTGGATTATTCGGATTGGAGCGGGGATTGAAATTGACCATCAATTCTTCTGCCTGCTCTTGAAGGCTCAGTTCATCCCAGTTCCCCGGTTTGAGTTCCTCCCATTTCCGGCCGAAGAATCGCGATTGCCCAGGACCCATGGCTACCGGCTCATCGCGCTTCTTGATTCCGCCCGGAGACATATCTGGCTTCTTTCTGGATGATCGCAAACCACCACGACGTTCTCCGTACTGCAGCATCCCCCTGCCGGCCGGGCTGTAGTTCGCGTAATAATCGTGGAGTCGAATCCAATCTCGCGGCGACAACTGTTCTCCGCCACGGTCATAACGCCGCACCAAGTCCTGAACCACACGGAAGCCGCTCTGCTGGCGTGCCCAATTGACTAAATCTCCCTGAAGGCGTGGCGTGATGTCGGCAGGTGCGCCGTTATTGGGACGCCGTGAAGCAAATCCATGTGGCTTGTCAGGGAACTGTGTGTCCTTGGCGACGTTGGGAGAAACCCACTTACCCTTCTTGGAGAAGGCCGCCATTTCGAGAACATCTCGACCAGGTTTGAAATAGCCATCCGGATCCATTGCCTCAAGACGGGCATACGATTCAAGAATCTGATTGTACTCAGCAGAATCCAAACTGACTTTGCCGCCCTTAGCATCCCGGAGTTTCTTATCGTATGCAGACAAACCACGTTCGATGTTGGGATGGCCGTCGTATCTGGCTCGCGTGGACTTCAGGCCATCACTGATTTCACCAATCTCTTCTTCAGAAAGAGAGACCTCCATCCGGCCACCGTGATGGGCGTTGACACGCCGTCTGGGATCAGATCTAATCGCTACGGCGGAATCGCGTAGGAGCCCTGCGGCGTGTGGTTCTCCGTCGCTCCAGAGATTGTCGGCCAGTTGGTTGAGTTCATTAACGAGTCGCGATCGGTCCACGGGCTTGGCCGGGGAAGTGCCTGTTCCATCGAGAATCTTTTGGGCCTTTTTGAAAGTTTCGGATTCCGTCCTGTTCAGTCCCCTGTTATCCCTCAGCCTGTTGGCATGCCTTTTTAGTTTCTCCCCCAGGGTCGGCGCCTCAGAGGGGAAGCCCATCCTGTCAACAACCGTGCCATCGGGCTTGATCAGGTATGACTCTCTACCCTTAATCCATTCGTTGACGGCTTCGCCCAGGCTGCTCTCTGCATTCACGACAGCAGCGATGTCGGGAGCGATGCCTCCGTAGATGTACGTTCGTCCCCCCTTGAAGGTGACGGCGAGTTCTTCATCGCCAGCGTTGTAGTGCGCGTGGCTGATGGCGCTGCTGAAAGATGAGTCCAGTTCGAAGTCTTCTCCCAGTCCAGCGCCACGCTGTGACCGGAAACCTGTTCCCTTAGGTGAGAAGCCCTCAAGACTCCCGGTTGTCGCGTCCATCCGTGACGATTCCAGGTCCTGTCCGTATACGAGCCTTTCGGCCATGCGCTCTGCGTCCTCAGGGCTCGCCACAAATGAATCGTCGTCCCGCTTTTCGATATTCATGTTGCGGTCAAATTTGTCAATCTTCTCAGCAGCCTCTAGGACTACGTCCTGCCCATTTCGTGCATGCTGGCTGACACTTTCCTCGGCGCTGTAGTGCTCCTGTTCCTTTTCTTCAATGTCCCCTCTGGTGTTCTTTGCTGTTTGCCATCCGTACTTGAGAGATGCTTCCCAGTAAGGTACGCCTTCAGATTCGTCAATCTCCAGATCCTCGAAATCGCCCGCCGGATCGCCCCTGCGATTCTCGTGCCGTTCCAAAACATATTCTGGAGTGAACAATGCCCGGAGTCCGTCATAGTCGTTTTTTAGCAAGAACTCTTTGATGACCTCTGTTGTGAGATATTCGCCGTTCGCCGCTCGGCTGGGCGCCAATTCCTCGATAAACCTGAGGTTTCTATCCAAATCTTTATCTAAGTCGGCTAGTTCTCCGAGTATCTTGTCGACCTTTTCTCTCGCTTCTTGGAGGTTCTGATTCTCCTCTCTGAACCCGTTGAGGATGTTGCCGTATTCGGTCCTGAGTTCCTCCCAGTCGTCCATGAGCGAATCCCAAGCCTTGATGCCACCAGGAAAGTCATCTAGGCCGGGGTATGTGCGGGTCTCGAGATCGTAGGTGAAATCTACGGTTTCATCAAAATGCGGATTCTCTGTTAAGAAATCAAGCATTGCTTCACGAGCATCTATGAGATCTCGCAGATTCTGATGTGAGTCTTGGCCATGGAAGTTCCTTCTAGACGCCAACCCTGCTGGCCTCATCGAGGGGGGATTCATGAGGGAGGTGATCTCTAATTCGTTGAAGCCTCGGCCGCGCAGTTCGGCGGCCCGACGACTGGCCTGGCTGGCCTCCATCGCCCTGTTCCAAACAGCACTCTCGTTGGCCGCAAGTTCGGGAGTGCGAGAAGCCCCTCGCTGTATCCGTTGGCCGCCTTCCCTGTCTGGGGCCACTCTGGCTGCCCGAAAGTCGGACCTGTTTCTGGTGGACTCCAAAGCCCCACGCCGCCTCCTCCTTGCCGCTTGCTGGCTGCTCCCACCGCGAGCAGCCACCAGCATCTGCAGCCGCCTCATTTCAGGGGTCACACTTTGCGTGTTAACACCAATGTCTGAAGGCTTAAAACTGGGTCCAAGAAGTTCTCCCCCGACAGTAACCAAATCACCCCTACCGTTTGTTTGGGTGGGGATTTCTTTTCTGGGACCACGGATGCTCCTCCGTTTGGCCGAAGGCTGTCTGAGCATCCTTACCGGCAAAACTTTCATACCTAGTCGTTGTGCGGCAGCCAGTCTGTGGTTTCCCTCATCGAGAGCAAGGGTGCCGGTTTCTGGATCGTATTGAACTACCAGTGGATGTTTGATGCCGTTGGCGCGGATGTCTTCGGTCAATTCGTCCAATTTCCCCATGATGATGGGGGCGTCCAGTTCGTAACTCCGCATCTCTCCTGCACGAGTGGCGGCGTCCTCGTCCCAACCATTGCTGGCTGCGGGTCCGATGTTGCCCGGCATGTCATCGAAGAAATCAATGGGCACAAGTTCGGTGTGGTCGAAGTTGTCGAACTCGGTCAGGGCAGGATGGGGGTAGAGCGGGTCGCTTACGTCCTGGATTCCGTAGGCCTTGATGATTTTCTGGGCCTGTTCATTGAGGAATGCCTCGTATTCGTCGCGCGTGAGTTCCCCCATGCGTGCTTTGGTCGGGGGGCGCTCGTCCATGGCAACGCCCTCTGCTCGGGCGTCCGGAGTTGGGGTGTCGGGACCGGCTTCGTCATCGCCCCGTTCGTCCCAATTGCGCCCTTGCAGTAAGCGTCTGCCGGAACGAAAGCCACGAGATGGTCCCGGCTTGCGGGGAAGTGCTGGTCGTTCCCATGGTGTGCCTTCCTGGACAAGCATGTCCAAGTCGGCGTCCCTGGCGTCTGGGTTGAAGGCTCGGAGGGCTCTCCCAGCCCTACGAACTTTTCCCGACCCTCCACCACCGCCTCGGAGGAGACCACGACCCAGCCTCCGGCCTAAGGCCTTTGTAGCCGTCTCGACGGCTTCGATGAAATCGGGCGTCGCCCCCGACTTTATGATGATTCCTTCTTCGGTCACTTCAGCGATTGCGCCGTGATAATCGATAATGGGATCGAGCAGTGACTTGGTGGCAAAAGCATCTTCAAGTTTGCACGAGATCACCAGTTGATCTCCGCCTTTTTCGCTGTTATCGGTGTCCAGTTTCTGAACAATACGCATGATCCTGGGCATGACCGCGTCTGCTGGACTCTGCTCGTAGCGATTGGCAGGGTTCACCTGCGGTTTCGCTTGGACGCCGGGCGGTTTGAAGGGGGCATACATCATCTGTGGGACGACTCGTTCGGGCTGACCCAGCATGAATCCACGCTCTGGGTGGTAATGGAAGTGGACTCGGTACATTGCTGTTCCATTATCGGAACGTTGAACCTGGAAAATAGCCGAGCCTTCGGCTGAACTGATCAGTTTGATCGGCTGTGGCGAACGGGACTGCAATTCCAGTTCCAACTTGCGATCATGTTGATCAGACATGTTCTCAGCCCGTGGAGTTTCTACGGGCATCATTGCGAGCATTCCGCCCTTTTCGTAAAGGTCGTCAAAGGCGAATTCGAGATCGTCGCCTGGCGTGTTTGTGCGTTCCAGAACGGCCGCTTCTGCACCCTTGACGGAAATGGTTCCTGTCAGTTGATTCGCGCCATGTAGGACGGGGGAACATTCATACAGTTCCACTTCGTGCAAAATATTTGCCTGTCGGACTGGGTCAAATGTGGCATTGATCGTTTTGTAGCCAATTGACCATTCCTGCTCTTCTCCGTAGAAGGCGATGTTGGCGAAGGCTTCTCGACCCTTTTCAGATCCAAGGTTGAACTGGACTCGCGCATACAAGCCCCCAACGCCTCCCGATTTCATTTTCTCCGGGAGACGTGGGTCGCTGGGTCCGACTTCCTGAATGTCTAGAACTTTGCCGATAGGGTCGTTCCAGTTATGACCCCAGACGACGCGTGGCTTTCGCCGCTGGAGACTTCCAGCGAAGGCTCCCGGCTGAATGATGTCGCCAACGGAGTCCTTGTTGCCAATGGCGGCCACGAAGCACTCAACGATACCTTGGACCTCGTCAACACTAACCTGGCCATTACTGGCTTTGATCTGGATATCTGTTTCCATCCCTACAGGCATAGATAACTCCCTGTCGCTCTGTAGTCATGATAGAGCACACTGATGGTGGGCTACTGTAAAATAATGTGAAAAATGTCTTAGTTTCTGTAAAGGGCTTTTAGCCCGCTAGATTCCAAGCCCTACGCGTTTCATCGATAGCAGTTTGTGGACGCACTTTGGCCAAGAGGTTGGTGAAATGACCCACAAGAGCAGACTTGAATGCCGCCAGCCGATGCTCATCTTCCTCTATGCGTAAAGAGTAGGCGATTTCTTTGGCGATCGCTTCCCTGCTATCAATGTTGATTGCCTTGATCCTATCCATCTGAGAATTGACATGAGTAACAATGTCCTCAGCAGTGGGTGGGGAATACTCTGCCGACTTTTCTGAATGCGATTCGGTAGCATCTTTAATAATCGCATTTAGAACTGGGCGAATATCCTCTTCCATTTGTTTATCCCAAATATCTTGAGGCATGAGTAAGTCAACTACAAGATTTCCCTTAGATAGCGCTTTTCTGGCCTTGGCCCCACCGGCCTTCTCTAAAACCACTCTCTGCTGACGCTCGAATAGACGCTCAATGCTTCGGTCTAAAATCCCCGACCATCTGTCCAAGTCGGAATCAAAATCTGTGAAGGCTGAAAGCGCGTTCTTGAACTCCATACCTCCGGCGGGCTCTTCGGACAACTGCTGTGGCGCTCCTGCCGCCTGAGCCGCCATAGCGCCCTGCATGGTGTTTGGATCAAGCATTTCCGCTCCGGGTGGCGCTCCTTCCATGGGAGCCCCTGGAGGCGCTCCCGGGGGCGCTCCTGGCATCCCAGGTCCACCTGGCCCACCCGGACCCATCATTACGTTGGGTTCTGGCTGTGTTTCTTTGTGGGTATTCGCTATGGGGGTGAGGTTCGGGTTTTGCAGGAGGGAGTCTCCGAGGTCTGAGTGGACTATCTTACGTCCAGTTGCTTCTCGGTATTCGTTGGCACTGATCAGACCAGTCTGAAACTCCTGCAACACATAGCGTGATCGCTCTTGTCGGTACATCGTCAGAGTTGGAACTTCGTCTAGGTCAAAGTCGACGTAGTGCTTGTCGTCCAACTCGTCTAGGGCGCGAGCAATGTGCTGGAGGTGGGGTGCCATGGTCTCGCTCCAGAACACACGAATTTCCTCGGCAGCGTTACTGAAGGTTCGTCCAGAGGCATTGCCGATGACCGACTCGGGCACACCGAACGAGGCCAAAATCTCTTCTTTTGTGATCTGTCGCATCTGGACGTAGGCAGAATCACGGGGGCTTGCGGAAGTGTCGACATAATCGACACCATCATCAGCAGCAATAACGGTGGTTGCGCCTGCTCGGCCCAGGTTTCCTCGGAACCTGTTTCTCAGTTCGTTCCGGTCGTCATCATCGATCTCTCCCTTGACTACCAGCAGTCCTCCGGGACGACCATCGTTGAGGAGGTAGTTTCGGTTGTACAACTTGGCGAGGTTTTCGATTTCGATAGCCACGCCAGCGGCTTCCATCGGGGTCATGGAGAGGTACGGGTCGAGTGGATGCGGTCGACGAATCCACACGACGCTCTCAAGCGGCATGATGATCTTCTTGCCATCCGGCATGGCGACCTCATACCCGGAAACAAATCGCTTGGGATGAGGAATGGGAGCGGTGGTCTGAGGTGGAAGCAGATTGAGACCAATCACCCGACCATCTCGTCCGCGGATCTTCTCAACGAATGCGCCGCGTGTCCCCATGAGGAGTTGGGCTGAGAGTCGGTACCGGAAGATGAAGGAGTTCTCTCCGATATTAGATTTAGTATTAAGAAGGTCTAATATGGAATCCTTCTTGATTCTCTTGCTGGTGATGATTTCACCATTTGGCGAATTGTCTTTTCGAAGAATGACCGGAAGGCGTGCTTGGTTCCCTGCGATGGCGTCGATGCAGCGGGCCACCCATGTGACCTTCTGCATGCCTTCGCTATGGGCTCGCTCTATGTCCCACGGATCACGGTAGGGCTGGCCGGCGAGGCTAACGTTCTGGGCTACTGGTGCCCCCGGCCCAACGATTGCCCTGCCCGCTGCCATCTGGTGGGATTTTGTTTCTGGAGAGTTCCAAGCCATATTTACTCAAGACCTAATAGGAAACCGAGGATCCCACATGTTGCGCCAGCGACTATTAACCCCCACGAGGGCCGAATCATCCACGCACCGATGCTTGTGAATATAATAAAGGATACCATCAGAGCATTTGCAGCATTTGCTCGACTAAACAGGGCGCGCATCCAATTCAGGAAGGTCATGCGCGTTACCCTATCGCACCTATCGGGCTGCTCTAGAATGTATAAGGACAGGAGTTGTACTTGTGGCTGACTGGGAAAGCATTTTAGCATTCTTACAACCGAAGGACTCTCCGTATTGCCCGGAGACTCCTTCGTTAACGCAGAAGGTCTTTCTGCGCACCTACGCCATGGAAGGTCTGTTCGGCGGTGCAGCCGGCGGGGGTAAATCTTCAGCATTGCTTATGTCGGCGTTGCAATATGTGGATGTGCCGAACTACTCCGCCATCATCTTCCGTCGCACCTACGCCGACCTCGCTTTGCCCGGTGCCATCATGGACCGCTTCACGACGTGGATTGCCAGCGCTGACGACGTGTCATGGAATGGGTCCCTGTATGTAGCCACATTCCCATCTGGGGCACGAATCTCATTCGGTTATCTAAACAACAGCCAGGACTATTTGCGTTACAAGGGTGCGGAGTTCCAGTTCATCGGAATGGACGAGGTCACCGAGATCAGAGAACATGATT